CGGTGATTTTTGGAAAGGTTATAGACGCGGATTTGCGACGTGTTGGCACTGCTCAACACGTTTCGGTTAATATCAAACTCAAGGGTAAACGGCGGCTCTATCGTGAGCGTGTTGCCCTCGATTGTTTCCGCATTGAGTTGGTATTTACGCCCAAACTTTTGCATTACGGCGAGCCCCCCGCAAGATATGCCTCGTATTCCGCAACCTCGGCGGCGGTCACGATGAAAAGCTGCGCGTTGCCGCTACTGAAATCTTGAATTTGGGTTGGCTCGGCTCCGCTGTTAGTGAGGCAGCAAAGGCCAAACGGAATTTGATTTTTGAATTGCCGCAAGAGATTGGGGCTCACGCAAATGCGGACCCCCTGCAACGTGAAAGTTTTGTACGTCAAGGATTCGATAAACCAACCGTATTGCAAATCGCGGTAACGCATTTGAATGATGACCGTCGAGCCGTCGGGCAACACCAATTGTTGTTGCTGGTAAGGGTCTGAGGTAATTTGCTGAATGAGTAACATCGCCTGCCTCCCTTACGCGATACTCGTTATGCCCGCCGACATTGACGTGCTCGATTGCGGCGTGCTTGTCCCTGAGTCGGTCAAGCCCGCCGATTGGTTTGCCGCACGACCCGAGGCGATTGGCGAAAGCCCGTTGGTTTCCGCCGCCGTGGTTGTGCGAATCATTTTGAAAGTCACTTTGAAATCGGTGATAACTTTGGTTTCCTCGCCCTGAATGGCCTCGACGTTTGCGATTGCCATGTTTTGAAAAACCGCCCAAGGGGTTTGCACGGTAAAGAGCGTGCGAGCTTTCCAATACCCATAGAATTGCTGAAAGGCGACTTGCTGCTTATTCTGATTGTTGGATACCGAGGCGGTCGCGGGATTGAAAGCCCCGGCTTGCAGACCGCTTGAGCTAATGACGTTTTCCCCGCCCGTGCCGTTGATTGACGACCATGACGAAACCGCCGAGTTGACCGCGTTGGCTCCGACTTGGTAAAGCAAGAAAGCCTCGTTATAGGCGAGGATAGCCGTGGCAGAAAGCCCCGGCGTGTACGCTCCGATGACGGTGAGCTTTTGCGCGAGCGTTTGCAGGATTTGCAGGGCCGCCGGGGCAATGTCGTTTAGCTCGCCGATAAAGCCGTGGACCGTGATGATTTCAGGCTTGAGCGCCCATTGGTCTTGTATCGCGGTGTTGTCCTCAACGTAGTGGTCGGTAATGTCCGACTCAAGGCGCACCGTGTTTTCGCCCTCATAATGGAAAAGCAGCGAGGGGGGTTGCTGCCCGCCCAAGAGGCCGCCCGTGAGTTGGGACAAGACCGAGCTTGAGTTTTGCCCGCCCGTGGCGACGGGTTGATATCCGACCGTCGCTTGCGGATTCACAAGCACCAAGTTTGAGAGTGCCGTGGCCGCCGTCGTTATGGGTGCGAGTGAGTTTAGTACGCTCATTTAGCTCCCCTGTCCCGATGCCGGATTTTGTCGGTAAAAATCCTGCACCGCTTTCTTTGTCGAGTCGGCGGTTTTCTTGTGGTCTTTACCGTCGTGTTGAAAGTTGAGAGTTTGATTGACGTTGTTGGTAACCGTGCTCGACGTGCTCGGACCCGAGGCCGGGGCCATAGGCGGCGTAGCGATGCCCGCCGGACCTTGAGGCAGCGGCTTGTAAAACGGCGTATCCCCGTAAAGGATTTTCTTGAATTTGTCTTTTGTCTCGGGTGACACGTCCTCAAGCATGGCTTTGAAAACGCTCGGCATCTCTTTGAAAAAATCCGTTACCTCACCGCCGAGTTGTGAGCGACCTTTGGCCGAGCCGAGCTTATCGACGACCCAGGTATCACCCTCGAAAATCATCGACCAACCTTGAAAAATCTTTCCAATCCAATCGAAGACTTTGAGCTTTTCCGCGAGCCGCGTAAAAGCCTCGGCGAGCCTCACCACTTGGTCGGTGATTTTGGAAAAATCGCTTACCAATTGCATCCCGTGTTTGGCGTTGAAATGACCAAGGGCCATTTCGATTTTCGTGCCGAGATTTGACCAAGCGATATTGGCGCGGTCAAGTTGGCGTATCTCGCCCTCGGAGTAAGTCGGAGCCCGAGCAAGTGCGCTCGGTGTGGAAGCGTTGCGGGACATGGCCGCAATCATCGAATCGGAAAGGTTGAAGCTCTTGAGCACTTCATTGCGCAAGCCAAGATTCTTTTCGCGCAAGGCATACATTTGGAGCCGGTTAATCAATTCCTCGGGATGTTGCTGATAGCGGAGAATGTCGGCGGGATTCATACCGCCCGTGAGCTGCGCAACACGGGCTAGACCCTTTGGCGCTCCCTCACCCATGAGAGTTTTCGACATAAGACCTTGCAGCTTCAGAAACGTCCCGGCGGTGTCCTCATTGGTGACACCCATTTGCCGGGCAGCATATTGGTATTGCTGCAAGGTCTTGGTTGAAACTCCCAAAAGCGAATTGAAATTGGTGAACCCCGTACCCATAGCGCCCGACGCGGCAAACATACGCTCAAGCGCGTACATTGCCCCGACAATGGCGGCTTTGGTTTCGAGGGACGTGCTCGCGGTTTCGTTAAGACCCTTGCGCACGCTTGTAATCATGCCAACGGTCTTTTCCGCGCCCTTTACACCAAGATTTACGAAAAATTCGCCTGCGGTCACGCTCATGGTTTATTCAGCTCCATATAGGCCATTTCATAGTCGGCGCAAAATCCCTCATACGCCAACGCCTGCAACACGGTCCTCGCGTCAAGCTCCCTTGCCTCGACGACCGATTGAGCAAATCCGCCTTTACAAAGCCGGAAATAAATCAATAAGTCGTCATCGGTTGCCTCTACGCTTGGACATTCTCGGTCGTCGCTAACATGCGTTTGTACTCTGCATAGAGGCTTTTCACGAAAGGGAGTACGTTTTCTTTCGCAACCTCCATACAGACCTGCATGTAATCGTCCCGAGCTTCTATCGGCTCAAACGTATCTGAGTCAATTTTCAGGGCTCCCTTTCCGCCGTCATACTGGCAACGCCCAAGACACAACCACAAGGGCCGCTCAATGTCCTCGGACGAAAAGCCGGTACAGAAAAGATTTTTGTAAATCTCGGCCATTTCCGTTTTCGAGTCGATATGGATGCCCTTGGCCTCTTTCAAAATCGCTTGGTAAAGAGCTTTCGCGTCTTTGAAAGGAGCCGGATGAATCTTGAGTGTTGCGCCGCTTGGCAGTTTTACCTCACGCATATTACGTCAACACTCTCGGGGCATTCGTGAATCGCAGGGTATAGATAGCAATGGATTGCTCGGTTTCCCCTTCGACGTTCATCTTGCCCTCGACTTGCTTGATGAATACCCCGCCCGACATAATGTACGTGTCCGACGTGATATTGCCCTGCCCGTCGCCAATCTTTTTGATGAATTGGCCGATGAGCAACACCGTGCCCGCGAAATTGCTTTGTTGCTGAGTGAGCAAATTCTGCATGAATTTGTCATCACCCGAGCCACGCAACACGCGAATCTTGGCAGTGCATTGCTTTCCAGTTTCATTGAGGCCGTAAATGCTGTTACCATTTTTGCCGGTCTTTACGGTCGCAATGTCCGATTCAAACGTAAGCTCAACACAATTTCCATCGGCCAAGTCGGTAAAGACTCGGTTTTGGATGTTGATTGTGTCGGAGCCTGATAGTGCTACACTCATTTTTCAATCCTCCCTTATACCTTTCTTTTTAAGCGTTGATGTTGACGATAACCGAGCTTGACTGAATCGCGCCCGCCTGTTTGAGCGCAATTTGGATAAGCGGCGCTTGACGTGCGGCCCGGTTAGCCTGCAATTGCTGCGCGACGGGTAGCGAGTAAATGTAATAACCTCGCTGCGCGACGTTGGCGATGAGGTCCGCCGGATTGCCAAACACGTTCGGGCTATTCCAAGCCCCCGATGCGCAATACTGGTTGGTCACGGCCTGCTCGCAAATCGTGCGATATGCTCCCTTGAGCCCGTCCATTCCGGCCTCGGTTTGCGGGATTTTCGTGCTTGACTGA